ATGGTGCTGAAGGCCCTTGGTGACGCTGCCATTGAGCATGGCGTGGTCAAGAGCGGTGGCTGGATGATCAACGGCGGCGACCTCTTCAACGAGAAGGGGATGATCAGGACGCGGGTTTGGGACGTACTCGTGCATCACCGTGGCCGCTGGAAGGAAGATGGGATCGAGCATATCGATCTGATCGGCAATCATGATCAGGACGACCGCGACGGCGTGATTCACCCGCTGAAGATCTTCGCTAAGTGGGAAGGCTGGGACGTGGTTGACGCGCCGCGCTATGTGCCCGAGAAGAGGTGGTGGCTCTTCCCCTATATGCACGACCTCGGCAAACAGCTCGACGACATCAAGAAGCGGAAGATGACGACAGTCTTCTGTCACGTCGGCATTCAGGGAGCTTGGCGCAACGACACAAACAAGGACACCGACGGCATTGCTCTCGACCGCTTTAAGGGCTTCGCTAGGGTGTTCACCGGCCACTATCACTTCCGCCACATGATCGGCAACATTCAGTATATCGGCTCGCCTATGCAGCAGTCGGCTGCCGAGAAGGGCCAGGCGAAAGGTTATTTGATTTGGGACGATGAGGCTGAGCGTGCTCACTTTCACGAGATCCCGGGCACGCCGCGCTACTTCGATGGCGAGATGAGCTGGCCGGCGGACACAGAAGCCTTCTACTGCCCGCCCGAGGTGGGTGAGCGCGACTACGTGACGATCACGGTGAAGGGGCCGGCAGCGAAGGTGCGGGCGGTCACGCGCGACATGCTTCAACAGCGGACGAAGTGCCGCAACGTGAAGATCGAGCGCGTTATCGACGACGCCACCTACTCGCGGCTCAACATCAAACACGACGAAGCGCTAGACACAGAGGCATTGGTGAAGAAGTATGTAGGCTTCGTCAATCCTTCCGCACTCGACCATAAACGCCTGCTGAAAGTGGGCCAGGAGCTTCTCACATGATCTATGTCAACAATCTCGCTTGCGGCTTTCTTCTCTACATCGGTGCCTTCATGGCCTCGGTGCTGATCAAGGCGCTCTTTCATTCAGGAATATGCGGTTGAAGATTGCGCGCTTCACCATGGCTGGTGCGGTGTGTGGGATGGGCATCCCCAAGCCGATCTTTATGGCCATGCTTCAGGCGCTTCCAGACGACGTCAAGGTGTGCGGCTTCGGCCGTGACGACATGCATAACTCCAGCTTCATCTTTCTTCAGAGCGAGCGCTTCGCCGACATCCCCGAAGGCCATCCTGTCCCCGAGATCGACATTCTTTGCAAAGTCGAGGAACGCACGACTGAGCGCACGGTGATCTCGGTGAGCATGGGATCAGCGTTTCTTGAAGCACTAGAAGTGAAAGTTGAGACGACGAAGGACCAGGAGGTGCGCAATTCCAACTTATGAAACTTACTGCGAGGCGTGTGGCCACGAGAGCGAAGAGATCCTGCGCATGTCGGAGCTGGAAGCCTGGGATGCTCAGGTGCCGGAGCGTCCTTGCCCGCTCTGCAATGCGCCAGGCACTTATCACCGGCAGATGCGATCGGCGCCAAGGACGCGCATCGGCGGTGAAGGCTCCAACCGGCAGATCATGGATATGCGTCGAAGCTTCGACGAGCGCTTTCATAAAAGCGGTGGCGCTGACGACTGTCGCCATCGCCATGGAGATGCGTTTGATGACTCGCTTCGCGGCGGCGCGGTGAAGAAGATCAAGGAGAAGCTCGGCAATGCTTAGCTGGCTCAAGCGTGCGGCATTGAATCAGTGGACGGACATGAAGGCGGTCAAGCCTGAGGTGAGGCTGGTGGATGGCACCTTTTACCTCAACAGCGAGGCCGGACTGATCCGCTACCGGCCGCGCACAACCAAAGACCTGACGGCATTTCGCGACAAATACGTGAACCGCTTCATGTTGCTCACCGAGAATTACAACCGTCGTGGTCTCTTCTCCCTCTACTCTCAGATTCGAGGTGACGTGAAACGTGCAAGCTACCGCGCCAACGTGCGGACGCGGCTGAGATTGGCGACGGGCGTGATGCTCATGCTGCTGGTTGTGATGACCGGCTGCGCCAACGACGGGCTGGCCGATCGCGTACAACAGTTAGAGTTGCAAGTGATGCAGCTTGAGTCCGACCTCGATGCGACGGTCGAGCACTCCGTGGCACAGGCGCTGAAGGATTCGACGCCGAACGATCAAATAGCTCCCGACTGCGACTGAGGCTGACGTGCAATTCAAAAGCGTGACGATGAAAAACTTTATGTCGTTTGCCAACGCCGAGCGCCGCTTCGACGGCATCGGCCTGACGCTGATCGAAGGCGACAACCGTGACGAGGGTGACAGCAACGGCGCTGGCAAGAGCAGCGTGTGGGATGCGATCTCGTGGTGTCTCTTCGGGCTGACGGTGCGTGGGCTGGCCAACGACGATGTCGTGCATCGGCTCTACAAGAAGGATTGCGAGGTGACGGTTCAGCTTCATGCGTCCGGTGGCACCTACAGCGTGACCCGCTACCGGCGCCACAGTGCCAAAGATGCCAAGGGCCAAGCCTTCGGCAATCGGCTCGTGGTGACTGACAGCGGTGGCGTGGTCGAGAAGTCGACAATCGCCGACACGCAGAAGTGGCTGATCGAAGAGCTGGGTGTTGACTTCGAGCTATTCCGTTGCACGGTGCTCTTTGCGCAGGAAGAGCGCTTCAACTTCGTGAGCGAGACGGACAAGAAGCAGAAAGAGATCCTGTCGAAGGTGCGGCGCGTCGACTTCGGCAAAGGGTTAATCAATGCACGTCAGGCAATCAAGGATCACGGTGTAGAGGTGGCTGAGATCGAACGCAAGCTCACGGTGCTCGACAGCCACGTGAGCGACCATGCGCTTACCGAGCTGCAAGAAGAGTCTGACAGTTGGGATGAGGAGCGCTCTGAGCGCGTCAACGAATGCCAGGCGAAGATCGAAGAGACTGAGGGCATCCTTCACGATCTTCCCGAGAAGGTGGACCTCACGCAGTTTGCTGCCGTGAAGCAAAAGATCAACGCTGCCATCTCGAATCGACAGGCGGTACTGCGCACAACACGCTCACGCAAGACCGACATCGAGCAGCGACAGGGCTACACTAGCGGGCGCTTCAACGACCTGAAGAAGCTGAAAGACGAGTGCCCCACCTGTGATCAGCCGATCGACGGCGTTGCTCTGGGTGCCAAGCTCGAAGAGCTGCGCCTTCAGCGTATCGCCCTGGTGATGGAGGCAGCAGCGACGGCGAAGACGATCGAGAAGATCGAAGGTGAGATCGCCGACCTCACAACTAAGTTGGCGGCCGTGAATGTGAAAGAGTCTGAGCTGCGCGTGGTGACGGAGAAAATCAAACAGCACACGATGCGGCTTGCCGAGCTGATGCAAGAGCGCGCGACGATCAAGAAAGAAATCAATCCGGTGCAGATCAAGATCGCCGAGGCGAAGAAGAAGCAAGCGAAGATCAAAGAGAAGATCGTAGAGCTTCGTGCCGAGCATAAGGCACTGGGTGACAAGCTGCCTTATCTGCAATTCTGGGAGCAGGGCTACGGCGACCGTGGCATCAAGAGCTTTCTCTTCGACACGGTGTGCGGCACGCTCACGGCGAAGGCAAATTTCTATCTCGGCATCCTGAGTGGTGGCTCAGTCTCGGTGAGCTTCGACACACAGACGGCGCTGAAGAGCGGTGAGACGCGCGAGCGCTTTGAGTGTTCGGTGATTGTTGACGGCGACGTGGTGCCCTATGAGGCGTATTCGGGTGGTGAGAAGACACGCATCTCTCTGGCGGTGGACATGGCGCTCTGTGACCTGATGAGCGACAGCCACGGCTCTAGCTTCAACATCGTGGTCTTTGACGAGCAGGATCAGTGGCTCGACACGCAAGGGCGTGAGGCGTATCTCCGGCTGCTGAAAGAGCGGGCGAAGACGCAGCGGGTATTCGTGGTGAGCCATGACAGTGAGCTGAAGGCGCGCTTCGATAGTGTCTGGACCGTTGTCAAAGAGGGCCGCGTCTCGCGGTTTGCAGCATAAACGGGAAAGTGATGCTCATCAGCCATGACAAAATCTATGTCCACGCCGACGGCGGCCGGTATCGCGTGTTGAATCTTGGGATCAAGATGAAATGCCCGGTCACCGGTGAGTGGCTGAAGGCTGTGCTCTATGAGCATGAGCACGAGGACTACGGGACAGGGATTGAGTACGTGCGCACGCAGAAGGACTTTTGCGCCCGCTTCACGCCCATGCCGAAGAAGACGTCATGACGTCGGTCTGTGGCATTTGCGGCGGCACGCTAACGGCGCCGGTCAAACGCAAGTGCGTGATGGAGTCGGTGGAGCGCGGCTGGGATTATTGGGTGGAGTGTTTGAAGTGCAAGCGCGGATTTTTCGGCTACCAACTTGAGGACGCGACGAAGCGATGCGAGCAGGGGAAGTGACATGGCTGGCCGAAGAGATCGAGCCGAAGAAGCGGAAGGCGAAGCCGCGCGAGCGGAGCTTTCTGACGGAGCTGGGTCATTCGTTCACACAAGCCGGAGCTTTCTGGTTCAAGATCCCGGATCTGCCACACTTCAAAGGATCGCAATTTCGCTTCGACGCGGAGAAGCCCTTCGACGCCTTCGCATCCTATATGGGTCTCGCCATTGCGATCGAGGGCAAGAGCCTTCGTGACTACGAGGCGTTTGGCGTAAGTCAATTAAGGCAGTGTCAGGTGGATGGGCTCGACCGTTTTGTTGACGAAGGGAATGGCTTGGGGTTTGTGATGATCAACGTGCGGCAGAAGGCCGTCTTTAATCGACTGATCATCCTTGACTGGAGCGAGCACCGAAGTCGACTGACAAAACACGGTTCGATCAAGAAGGCTGAGCTGACGGCGATGCCATTCATCGACGGTTTCAAGGGAAGGTACGACCTCACGCCATGGCTGACGAATCTGACATAGCCTCCATCTTTCGCAACGCTGGCATGTCGGTCACCGACATGAGTGAGCAGATCGCCTATTCGCTTTGGGGCGCGGTGATCACGACGACGAAGGCGTTTGAGAAAGTGGAAGTGAGGATCGACGCCAACATCTCGCGCGTCTTCATTGCGGTCAAGGTGAGGTGGTGGGCGCGGTTCGACAGGATGCGACCGCTGAGAGAGTTTTGGATCAGGCGAGCAGAGATCAAGGCACGGCAGTATCTACCCTCAGGTTGGAGGCTACTGGTTTACTATGGCGAACCCGGAACTACTCAAGATGGTCGCGGCGGTGGAGCACAAGCCCACGCAGATCTTATTCAGGGCGCTACTGGACGAGCTGGCAACGCAGAAGTCGGTGATCATCGACCTGGAGCGAGCGCAAAAGACGACAGCCGAGACGGTTGAGATAATGAAGAAGCGGCTTTCATCTCAGGGATCAGGGGACAGCTCAATCAGCGTGGGATAGACATGGCGCACGCAGTGGAACAGCTCGCGGTGATTTTGCGGAAGAAGCCGCCCTTCTATTTCGCAAAATTCATCGATCACTTCATAACCGAGGTGAAGCCGTCGCATCAGGCGGCACTCCTTCAGTACATCGCTGACGAAGTCGGCAGCGACAAATGGGATAAGCTTGCACGCGACCACTACGAGCACGTGGTGCTTGCGCGTTCGATCCTCTGGCATTACAGCGGGCGCGAAGAGAATAAGAAAGAGCCGAGCGCTGTCGACCTGGCGCTGTTGATCGATGACTATATGAAATCGCCAGCCTTCAACGCGGCTGACGTGGAACTAACGCCGAAGAAGAGCTTCGGCTCGATGATGGAGGAAATTTAAATGGGTGGCCGCGTGAGTGCGCTAAGACAGTCGTCGCTGAATGACCTGAGAAGGCAGACGGCGCAGGTGATCGCTGATGTCGCGTTGCTGACACAGAAGACCAACGTCAATCATCAGCAGATCAACAGCTTCTTCAAATTCGTTGGCGACACCGAAGCGAAGATCGAGACGCTGAAAACGATCGGCATCCGTGATGGGCTGTTCACCGAAGATCAGTTCGACGACGTGCTCGACGAGGTGAAGCAGATCAGGAAGCGCAAGGCTGACGAAGTGGTCGAGAAGGGTGACATGATGCGACTCGACTATAAGGCTGTCGATCAGAATGGGCTGGTGCAGATGGAAGAGAAAGACTTCCCTTACCGCGCAACGGGCGAGCTGATGTTCGACGAGCACGTGCTCGGCAAGACTGTGCTTGAGGCGGCGCTGGCGCAGAGCTTCAACTACACCTACCCGGAAAACTATCCCCCGAATCCCAACTTGGCCGGAAAGTCACTGACTTTCACGCTTTCCGTTGCTAAGGTGAAAACCAGCATCAAAGAGGCCACCAATGTCCAACAGTGAAGAGATTCGCGGCACGACGAATTTGACTCTGACGCTTCGTGATGACGACTCCGGTGCTGAGACTACGGCGAAGCTCAACCTCTTCGGTGAGCCAAAGGATAAAGCGGTGCGCACCCTCACTGCCTGTCGCGAGGCGCTGGTGGAGCTGGGTGTGATCACACGAAAGGACTGCCATGACCGATCAAAAGAAGGACCTGGATCACGACCAGGAGCAGACGGACAACCTGGTTAAGAGCGTCAAGCCTGACGTCGGATTCATGAAGGCTGAAGGCTTGTGCGTGCGCTGTCACGGCAAGCTGACGAAGTGTGACCGGCTCGACTGCCCGCAGAAGAAGAGGCCGTGATGCGTTTTGGCATGAACGTCAAGGTGGACTTCAGTGGCGAGAGCGCGGCGCGATTCATTCGCACTTGCGCCAAGGCCGACCTCAAGGCGTTGCGTTTGAGTTTGGCGAGCCCGAGGATTCCGCAGCCAGTGCTGACGGCTCTGGCTGAGACCGGTGCCGCCGCCGCGTGGTCGCTTCTTCGGATCACGCCGGAAAACTCTCAGTCGATATTCGAGACCATGTCGAAGGCAGATCTGGCTGACAGCTTCGGTCAGGTGGCAGCTTTGGCGCCCGCTGGCTCCCTCGGTGTGATCCTGCCCGAGGGTCTGCATTTCATCACGCGCGTGGGCCAGGGTGTCGACCGTTGCCGCTTTCGTAAAGAAGAGCTGGTCGTCAAGCTCGCGGCGATGGCAAAGGCCATTCACGCTCACGGTCAGAACGTCGTGCTGCCCTGCCGGCCCGAGGACGTCTCTGGTCAGGTGTGGGCACCGCTCGACTTCGACATCTTCGAGATCGAGCAGATGCTCTCACGAAACCTTCAATCGACGCTCGACGAACCGAGGGTGCGTGAGATGCTCACCTTCGAGAAGAAGCCATTCTGGCTCGGCAAGGCTGGCATCGTCGGCGGCTACCTGATGCCATCTGAGCAGGCGCGCTTTGTCCGCAAGCTGGCCTCTCTCGACACCGGTGCCGACTTCGCCTTTCTCTGGAGTGAGCCAGGCTCAGCCAAGTGGGAGTGGAGCCGCGACGGTGAGATGGTCGTGGACATGCTCCCTGAAGCGTTCTCTGCCGCCACAGAGGCCGCGCCAGTGCTGGGTGGGGACGCCACTACCAACCATTGGAAGACGCAACAGCGGGCACAGGAGGCGCCTTGAACACCCGCCGTGGCGCTTTCTTCCGGAAGCAACAGAAAGCCAGCTTCACCGGTGAAGTTGACAAAGGTCAGTGAATGAAGAAGGTTATCGAAATCCGAAATTTCGCTGATCCGGTCAATCCGGTGCTCGAAGGGGCATTGCCAGTGCTCTTTTGCCGATCCAGCAATCTTTATGTCGCCAACCTTCAGTTTCCCGCAGACCGCGTGAGTTTCGCCTGGGACAAGGCGGCGAAGATCGCTACGATCAGCGTGCGGCTTAATGAGAATGAAATGCTGGCCGTTGCTGACGCTGCTGGCATCGCCGACAAAGTGACGATCGAGGACCGGACATGAAAGACGCGAAGCTGATCCCGGTGTGTGCGGTGGCGACCTACCTGCCGGTGAAGGCGATCAAGTTTCACCCGGACAACCCGAGAACGATCACACGCCAGCGGCTCGACGACCTGAAGCTGTCGATTGTCAGCAAGGGCTTCTATGAGCCTCTGTTAGTTTGGAAGAAGGGCCACGTGGTCCTGGCCGGCAATCACCGGACACGCGCTTGCCTGGAGCTGATCGACGAGGGCTACACGTTCGTGGCACCCAATGGCGAAAAGGACGCGCTGCCCGTCGTCATCGAAGACGTGACTCCTGAGGTCGCCGAAGAGATCCTGTTTGAGTCCAACAACCACTATGCTGAATGGGTGGAGGACAAGCTGGCTGAGGCGCTGGCTGAGGCCAAAAGCGAAGGTCGCAACCTCATGGCCTTCGGCTTCACCACAAAGCAAGTCGACGACCTGCTCGAAGAGGCGCTGAAGGGCATCAAGGACGAAGAGACGACCGAAGTCGCTGGCCACACACGCAAGCTCGGCGGCATCGGTGACAACGAGATCCCCGAGGCATCAAAGATCAGGGTCAAGCTTGGCGACACGTGGAAGCTGGGTGAGCATCTGCTGAGGTGCGGTGACGGTGCTGAAGTGCTTGACGTCGAAGCGCTGATGAAAGACGAGCGCGCCACCCTGGCCTTCACTATTCCCCCGGACGACCAGGAAGCCTGTGGTGCCGAATTCATCTCAGCTCTTCAGCAGAAGAAGCTTGCGTCCCTCATCGTCGCGGTGATGCGTCCGACGGTGCATGAGGGCCTGATCAACTTCGGTGAAGCGCCCTACATCAACACGGCTGCCCGCTCGGGCCTCAAACTGTTGGCTCAGAACGTTTGGAACCACGGTGTGCTGAAGAAGTCCGCCGCCATGTTTCCCGTCGCTCACACGTGGCTTCTCGTCTTCGGAGAGGCCAAGCGCAAGCTGACGGCTCACGTGGTCGATGTCGAGAGCGGTGAGGATACGCGCGTCCTGGCCACCGTCCTCGATCTTCCCAAAGAGCCAAACACCGACTGCCCGCTGGGACTCCCTGAAGCCTATATTCAAGCCTGCACGGCCGAAGGTGACATCGTCATCGATCCCTTCGCCGGTGAGGGCTCGACCTTGATCGCTTGCCACAAGCATCACCGCAAGGCGCGCGTGCTGGTCTTAGACCCGAAGGCAGCGCAGGTGGTGATCGACCGTTGGGAGCTTTACAGCGGCCACAAGGCGGCCAACGTCACACCGGCGGTGCTGAAGGCGAAGAGAAAGAAGGCGGTCGGTGAATAAAGTCCTTCTCGTCGGTCGCGTCGCCTCCGACGTGGAAGTGAAAGAAGTGCCTGGCCACCAAACGGTGATTAGGCAGTTCGATAT